ATGAATACAAATATATCAAAAAAAACGAATCTAAATAGTGATGATCTTAATAAAGTGATCGCTAACCGATATTTTGTTAAACCTCAGGCTTTAGCATCTAAGAACAATTGTTCCGTAGACTACGTAAACAAAGTATTGTCGGGCAAAAGATCGGCAAACAGTAAGCTTGCAATTGATATAGTGTTGGACGCAATTAAAATTTTGAGAGCTTTAGGAATATAAATTTTTTTACCCTTAATACTAACAAAAATGTTAGTAATATATTATGAAATTTAAGCAAGGTGACATATTAACAAGAAATAAAACAATTTGGCTAAACAGTGAATTTGTTGCCAATGTATGCGACTTTACAGAGAACATGCAGGCTGTTTTAAGAAACCGTTACAAGCGCGATGTCACTCCTTGTCACCGTCATCATAATGTTTTACCGGATACGGGTAAAAGTTGGAGATGGGCGAAGATCAATAATAAAATATACTACGCGCTAAGCAACATTCCGAACAGAAAGCCTATGTACTACCGTGATATGTTTGGGGATGCAGAAACCTTAGTAGAAAACTATAATCAAGCACTTAAAAACAGGGCAAAGAGCCTTTTAGAATCAGAATTTAGTGCCTTTATACAACAAAATTACAAATATCATTTATCCCAATACCCGAACTGTAATGCTTTACAACGCCCTGCATTAGCCAAGGCGTGTGCAGTGTTGCAATTTACTGCGGATTATATAGTGCGAAATGAGATTGCGGATAATAAAATAAATAAGTTAATCAAGGAAATATGCGCCCTTATTAAAGAAAAAGATATGCGCTATTTACCTACGAATTATCGACGTTTCAGAGAGAAATTTGACCAGTATGCCAGTGGTTCAGAGTTAAGTGATATTATCGTACTACCCCGTAAAGATAACAAAAACGCCTTGGTATTTGATGATCCAGAACTACGGGCAGCAGCTCTGAAGCTTCGCAGCTACGGACAGAACTACACTAACGAATATATCATTCGCAAGGTTCAGGACTTATGCCGTATTAAAGGGCGTCGGGTTCCTAACCGTCGTTGGTTCGGACAGAATGTGTTCGAACTTAATGAAACGAAGTTTTTAACCGATCATTTGCGATATGGTGAAGGAAGCTCCAAAGCGTTTAGCAATACGGGATATATTCCGTTAGAGCGTGCACTGTATAGTGGTGATTGTTGGGAGGTTGATGCTACGCGTGTTAACCTTATTGAACACAAGAAAGAGGACGGAAAGAGCGGGCACTTAAATATTGTTGCCGTTAGAGACGTCCACAGCGGTGATATTCTTGGGTATGCCCTGGATTATAGCGAAAACCGATTTGTGTACGCAAATGCCCTTAAAATGGCAGTTGAGAACGCGGGATACCTACCCTATGAACTGATTGTGGATAGATTCCCAGGTCACAACACTAAGGAGATGGTATCTCTGTTCGATTCCCTTAAAAAATTAGGTACTAAGGTTAACATTACCTCCAATGCAAACGGTAAGGCGGGTGTAGAGCGTGGATTTAGCACGCTACAAACGGTATTTATGCAAGACTCCCTATACTATTACGGTGAGGGTATTAAGTCTCGTAATTCCTATGCACACCGCAGCCCAGAATATTTAAAAGAAGTAAGAAAACAGGCAAAGCAAGAGAAATTCGATTTAACGGCTAGTTATAACGAATCTATTGCGATTGTCGAAGCGTACAGAAGTACCCCATTGTCATATTACTCACGTAAGCACGATAAGGTAGATCGTTCTCCTGCGCAAATCCACCAGGAGAGCGAGAAACCTAATGTACGTAAGGTTTCGGGTGCTCAAATCTCCATGTTATTTGGATTAAAGAAAAAGGCAACTATCAAGCACGACGGTATGATCCGCACAGAAATTCACAAAGTGGATTATGTGTACCAGATTTCCGACTATGAGCTTATGAAGAAACACAAAAGCGTGATTTTGTCCTACGATTTGGAGGACCTATCTACGGTGCATGTGTTCAGAGAAAACGACGGTATGTTAATTCATGTAACTGCTGCTAAGCTCTTTAACAAGCCTACAAAATACGGTCCAGATGCTGAGTGGAACCGCATTACTACAGAGCGACACCGTCTGCAACAAATCAAGGAGCGTAAATCCGAGGATTTAGAACTACAAACGGCGGTATTTAGTGAGGTTGATTTCATGATGGGCAGATTTACCAGCAAAACCAAAAACGAAACAGAGCGCATTCTAAGCGATACGCGCTACGAACAAAAACGAACCGCGAACAGTGATATACAGACTGGTAACGCTTCCGATATTGATTTAGATGACTTTATCACCAGTCAAATGTAACCCTTAAAAGTTTAGATGATGACAGACGTTCAAAAAACCGAGATAGTAAAGACGATTAACGCTGCTATTACTCGTTTTGGCAGTGCCAATAAATTCGCAATTAACTGCGGAGTGAGTGCTGCTACCTTATCCCAGATGCGAAATTGCGAATGGGAAAATATAAGTGTTGGAATGTGGCAAAAAGTAGCAGCAAAAAGCGGGTATAGCTACAGCACCTGGAATATTGCAGAAACTACCAACTATAAACTGGTGCAAAAAGTACTCAATGAAGCAAAAGAAGAGTGTTTGTTTGTCCCTATTTCTTACCCGGCTGGTTCTGGTAAGTCCGCAGGATTAAAAGCGTGGATTCGTAATAATCCGAGTTTCAACTTTTATGTAGAATGCAAAGAATGGGGAAAGCGTGATTTTCTTAAGAACCTAATTACTCAATTAGGAATGGAACTACCAAGAACCTATGCCACTTTGGATATGTTGACCAATATTGTGATCAATTTTTTTATTGAAAGAAGAGACTATAAGCCCACTCTTATTTTAGATCAAGCAAATAGTTTAAGCCCTACAGCATTAAAGGTGATAATACATATTTTCAATGCCTTAGAGGACGAGATGTCGCTTATTATCTGCGGTACGGAGAACCTTAAAAAGACGATTGACGCAGGCGTAAAATATAATAAAGACGGTTACGACGAGATTTCAAGCCGTTTTGGTCGCAAATTCATTCAATTATTAGGAGCACACAAAAAAGATGTTGCGCTGATCTGCGAAGCCAACGGAGTATTCGATAAGAAATTACACACAGCCATTTTCAACGAATGCGAACCAAAACAAAAAAAGATAGGTACGCAATTCATTCCGGTTGTAGAAGATATGCGAAGGCTCAAACGCATCATTAAAAGAGAGCAAATAAAATCCAAAGATATCGTATGAAAGATGTAAACGAAATCGAGGTACACGACCCTACAGTTGTACCTCCTGCGGTTGGTGTGCTTGATTTGGGGAATGTATCTGCAAGTCAGTTGCGGGAAGCCTTGGAAAAGGCAGAAACCAAAGAAAAGGCTGCACAACAGCGCAAGCGTAAGGCGTATGAAGAAAAACGCCATGAAAAAGTGATCACCCTTATTAAGGAAGCTCAGGAACTACAAGAAGTTTTAAAGCAGTTTAAGGAAAAAGTACAGTTAGAAATGGACTCACAGGCTACCGATCTTGCCGAATATGGTGGTATTAGAAGCAATAGCAAAGGTGGTTTTCAGATCAAAAGTAAGGACGATCTCTATCGTATCAGACGTACTCGCGATACCCAACCTACATGGGATGAGCGTAGCAATAAGGCGGTAGAGTTGTTAAAAGATTTCTTACATGATACGGTTAAAAAGCGTGCTGAAAAGGAATTTAACGTGATGATGGCATTTCTAGAGAAGAACCAAGCAGGTGATCTGGAGTATCAGAAGGTCATGACCCTATTAAGTTGTGAAGATAATTACAACGATCCACGTTGGAAGGAAGGCTTACGCTTGCTTAAAGAGAGTTATCAGGTAGTACTTCGCGGATTTGGCTATTATTTTGATCAGAAGAACAGCGAAGGGAAATGGGAGAGCATTTTGTTAAACTTTTCAAGCATATAATATGGGGAGTATACTAGATAATGCCTGTCGATTGAATAAGCTTGTAGTAAATGCAGGTCTTCGCCCAGCCAATGGAAACGCAGCAAGTAGTTACTTACTATACAAGCAGATAGAACGAAATCTAACACAATGGGTAACCGATTTTGTGGAGAGCCTGGACCCTATCCACGGAAACACTACCAAAAAAGGATTTATAGAGGTCCAGCGATATGCCGATGTAACACTTCATAAATGTTTGGTAAAACTAGACGCTATTACAGACATGCACAGACTACGAAAATACAGCCAGTACGAGTCTATGAATGCGCTTATTTATGAACTCACAGGCAGAAACATGCAAATCAAATTTAAAAACCCACTAAAGGATTAATTATGGATGATACAAGTGAAATGAAAGTAAAATTTACATTAACAGGTATTAACGAACTAAAACAGGATTGTTCCCGTGCCATAGATAAAATAAAGAAAAATCTAGAACTCGACCCACTTATGCAAGAGCGTATGATCCAATTCTATGGTAGTACGATCTACTACCTGTCCATTCTGGAAGAATTACAAAAAACTGAAACACCATAATATGAGAGCGGTACACTTTATTTTAAGAATTACGGGCTATCTATTATTGTCTCCATGGTTTGTTATAAAGGTTATAGCCTTTGTAGTTTTTGTGGTTTCTCTTGCTGTTCTGGGATTGCTTTTTGTAATGGTCACTTTTGATTTAGAGAGCATTCAAAGACTGTATAAACTGTATTTAAAAAAGGAGTTTAAAACGCTGGTTGATGGATTTTAAGCAAGCTAACAAGCGGAAAAACCGACGCTATTATTTGCACCGATGCATTAAAAAACAAGGAATTCGCTACAGTGCTCCGTTAAAAACGATCTATTGCGAGTGGGACAAGCCCTTAGCAAACAACTATGTAACCGAATTAGAGCAATCATTCGGTTACAGTATTCAAACAGAATTATACTAATATCCTTACCCCGGTGGTTGGCGGGCATTCCATTTCGAGGATGGAAAGGAAACGAAAACATATTTTGAGTGAACTGGGACTGAAGTTCCTATGCTGAACTGTTCGGGGTTTTGAAGAATGCCCTCGTTAAATCATACGGTGAATGTGGTGTTTATCAGTTAAAGCCGCAGCCAATGCGAGTAGTTTAGTCGTTACGCATGTGTTCACTCTCATTAAACCAAGGCTTTAAGGGGTTAGAGCCTTGGTTTTTAAAGCTTTTGATTATGAAAAGAATTGCAAAACAAGACACGGAACTACTATTGGCAAAGAAAAAACTGCGTAGTCAGGTCCTCACCATTGCCACCAGAACCGGAATACATGATACCAATGACTGGGAGAAGTTTAACAGGTTTATGCTTCACAATACCATTTACAAAAAGTCACTAAACCTGTACACTTTAGAGGAATTGGAGGAACTGGTGAAACAATTCCGTGCCTTGGAGTTCAATTATAACAATTCTGCAAATAAAGTAGGCACTAAGGCGTGGGCACATAAAAGGAACTTGCCAAACCTATCTAATAACTAGTAGTATACATGGCTTACAATAGAAAAAATTACTATCGCCGAATTATAGAAATTCAGGAACTCACCAAGGAGTATCAACAAATTGGGTTGAGCAATACTCAAATATATGAGTTGCATGTAAAGGCGCAGTATTTCATTAGTAAGCGCACCTTTGATGAGTATTTGGGCATCCCTGCAAAGCGAGAATTAAAAAAGCTATTGGATATAGACGCATCCCAAACAAGGCTATTTGAATGAGAACATATAAGATATATACAGATAATGAGTCCCATTACGGGCTTACCTATGATCAAATGCGCTTAAAGGAATGTTTCTACCGCGCTTTACGCCAAGATTATACTATTGTATATCCAGATAACATCACTATAACAGTAAAAATCAACAGCTAAATGACCACCCATTATCAGGCACATATCGTAGTGATCGGAACGGTTGTAAAATTGACCTATCAAAACGGCAATTTTAAGCGTTTTGAAGTGGTAAAAAAAGGAAAGTTAGCCCCTGTTCACCTGTTAAATATTGGTCGTATCATTCCACTAACCGAAAAAGAGCTCACGCGCTTTGTATTGGAGAAAAAAGGCAAGGTAAACTATACCGTGATTGAAAAAAATGTCAGTATGTATGGTCAATATACTGCGGTTTGGTTTGATTTTTACCGTGGTTTTATGGATGTAGAGCCAAATTTCACTAAGGTGGACGGAGCCAACCTGAAGCGAATCATGACCTACTTAGAAAAAATCAGTGTGAACCCGGAGCAAGCCTTGGAACTATGGAAGGCAATTCTTCATAACTGGGATCATATGGACGATTTCCACAAGCAAAATACAGATATCAAATACATATACAGTCAAATTAATAAGATCGTGCAAAATGTCAAAAGAAATAATGAAACCTACGGGGGATATCACGACGATGAGTTACAATCAGTTGTTAACGGACTATAGTCCTACAAAATGCTTGGTATGGTATCGTAAAAAGCATACGGTAGCACTGGCAATGAACTCAGACGCTCCAAAATTGAGTGTTTTGTCCAAAAGATTTGGCGAGGGTCAGCTCATGGGCTATTTAAAACATTGGTTGTTGGATTTAAACGTGTCTCTACAGCTAAAATCAGGACTGAAAGCGAATCAAATTGATCAGATTGCTTTTGCGATTATGGATACGTATCGCAGTTTAAATCTGGCAGAAATTAACCTGATTTTTAAGAATGCAAAATATGGGGAGTACGGGGATATTTTACGTATTTCCATACCTACGGTAATGCGTTGGTTCAAGCAATACTACGAGGAACGATTAACGGCTGCGTATGAACAAAGTTATAGTCAGAGTGTACAGCACAAAAGTGCTTTTGCCAGTGCTCCACGCTCGATGGAAACCAGAAAACAAGCTGGACGAGAGTTAAAAAAAGCCTTAGATTTTCAGCAGAAACAACACGAATTACACGAAGCCCAGAAACGGGTGGACCAAGCAAAAGAGCAATTAAAATCAAAACCATAACACTATGAATCAAGACAAGTTATTACCAGAGGTAATTGCCTATGCCAAACAGCAGGGCTTTATACGATCCTCGATCCTGCAACTAAAATATAAACTAGGCTATAATCGGGCGTATAAATTGATGAAGCAGATGGAGGAAGCGGGCATATTTACCGATGAGAACCAGGGGGAGTATTGGATCGATAGAGTTGTAAAACTATAGCTATGACCGAGACTACCCGAAACAAAATTGCCAAAGTGTACGAACTAGTACAACGTGGCGTTGATGGAGAGCAAAAAGCAGCACAAAAAGCACTGGAACGACTGCTTAAAAAACACAATTTAAACGGGGCTCAAATTGAAAATATCCGCAAAAAGGAATACCGTTTTAAATACGGTAACCGCTTAGAGCTGATGTTGTGTTATCAGTTGGTCCGTTGTTTGTTCCCAGGAATGGAAACCAAGCTTTATAAAGATACGTATGGCGTTCGTGAGATTGTGATCAGCTTTGAGTATTTAGATTATGTGACCTTTTCTACTGCATACGAATACTTTAGAAGGCATATGAAAGCGCAATTTAAAATCCATTGTACACCGCTTGTTAATAAGTGTCGTTCTGCTAAAACCAGAAACGAGCGACGTGAGCAGCTTCAGGACTTGTTCTTTGGTCAATATGCCATCGCCAGTAAATTGTATGTAACAGGTGATCTTACCAAAGTTTCACATGATGAAATGAGCAAAAAGAAAATGCAGGACCTGCAAAAACTACAATCCATTGAAGGCGGTAGCTATCATACTCAGGTAACCACAGGATTGTATTTAAATCAATAAATCAGGGACTTATGAAGTTAAGAGACCTTACCAGGAAATTAGTGCCTTTCCGATTGAAACTGCAATATAAAGAACATCAAAAAGGAAAGGTAATTGAAATTTATGTGCTATCGGTAAGGAATTTCGAAAAACTGAAAGCCTATGAATCACATTGCCAATACATAAAAGAATACCCAAAACCACGTTGAAAGAAATCAAAAACAAGACCAAATAAATCACTTTTAAAAACCATTTAATTATGCAACAAGAATTTTTACAGTACGCCAAAGAGAGCTTAACCAATGACAATGTACCATTTACATTGACTTACGAACCACGCAAAGGCGACGGACGTGTATTAAAACAGGGGGTAAAAATACCAGGGCTTACCGAGGATTTAATTACAAAAGACTATTATTTAACGCTCACTCCTGATGTGCACAACCAAAGAGAGCTTTGTCAGCCTTTTTATTCCTCCAAAAAATACGCTCACATTCCTGATGAAGGCTTCGAATGGTTACCTGCGGTAAAACCAAAAATCATCAGTAAGGAGGTAAATATCGTGGACTGGATGGAGCTTACTTCTAACCGTCGTACCTATGAACTTTTTACGATTGAAGATGACATCCAGGAAGGCGATATCATCAAATTTAAATATGAAGATCAAAACGGCTGGTATTCGACGCATCGTACCGTTAGCTCTGTCAATCGTCTAGTTTGGAATGATGAGATTAGGGACGAAGAACTGTTAATAGTCAGTTTGAGAGCAGAAAAAGAATAAACTTATAAAAGTATACCAGACAAATAAATATTAAAAAAATGCCTTCATTACGGTTTTCCACATTGAAGGCATTTTTGTACAACTTACATTTGATAAAAAATTAAACGATATGGTACATTACAGCATTGATATTGAAAAGAACAACACCAAATGGGTAGGCATGTTAAACAAGGTGGAACACTACAACATTCCCCCAAAAGGAAAGATCATCCCCGTCAAGGAAGTGGAAGCGGATAGTTATATGGATTTATACCATAAGATGTTTGAAGCTGGTTTTTTTGCCAAGATGGAACACAACCAGTTCTAATCAAAAGAATTCTCTAATACGCCCGGTGATATTTACATCCTCTCCCTGGGCGTATTGGTATTTTTCCTTATTTCTTCCATAGTACGGAGCCTGATAACTCAATAGATACACACTTACTACCGCATCATCCCGTAGTAGTTCCTCACTAATAAGTTCCAGTTTTCCTGTATTGGGGCTTTCCAGTTCCTCTATAAGCTGATGGGTTACCTTTACAAAATCAAATAATTGCAGGGCTTTGTCTCTGGATTGACTGATGCTACTGGTATCGCGCCCCTGTTCGTACATTAGATGTAGTGTAATACTGGCAACGCCTGTAGTTCCCTGATAGGCTACGGTAAACTCAAATAATAATCCTGGTAGTCGAAAAGTTTCAAAGGCTTCGGGATTAAAATATTGACCTCTATACAAATCAATGTGTTTTAATGCGGGTATTCCTGCATTTCGATAGGTTTGTGCTGCTGCTTCGCTGGTAAGGCGTTCGATAATTGTAGTATATAATTCTTTCATTTCAGTGCGTTTTTAAATTCTCTTTCAATCATTCTCTCCACTCGTCGGAGCAATACCCCGGATTCTCCTATAAATTGTCGTTGTGGCATGGAAAGGTTCATTTTTCGGGAGTGACTGCTTACGGTTGTATTTCCGCCTTTGCGCCCCCTGGTAATCTTTCTACTATGCTCGCGAACCGTTACCGTCTTTTCAACCGTGCCCCCTTCATTGTGCAGTTCTGCGAAGGGTACATCGGTTCCAATGATAATATGTTCTTTCCCTACGCTGATTTTACGAATGGAGCGTTTTAGGCGTCCAGTTCTGTTCATTAGGCTACCTCTGGCGCGCTCATTTTGTCTTTTTTTCCAAGGCTTGCGGGAGCTATCCACCCAATTTTTTCTAACAAAGCGTTCCTTGCTAAAATTCACTGCAATTACCGCAGCCCGTGAGGGCATGCGGTCTATGCTTTTGCTAACGGCATTTAACTTTTTGATGATATCATTTGGCATACTATAATTATTGTGAGGTTTCAATGGCGCGAACGGCGCGTAATGCAGTTTCAATAAACCATTGTTCGATCTCTTGCGGATTCATTTTTGATAAGGTGGTGTTCTGGGTATTGATCCCTCCTTTATTCAGGGCTTCGATATGTACCGTGATATTTTTGGGTTGTGACGCCTTGGAGCTTACATCTCCAATTTGTGACCCTCCAACACCGCCTAAGGTTTTTCCATCGTCATTGTCTCCAGTTGGGTTGTCTGTGGGGAGTAACCCTTTATTCTCGGCACTTTCCTCTTTTTTGTTACTTCCTTTCTTTAGCTTTATACTGATATCTTTAGCAGCATTGACCACTTCTCTGGCGTTATCGAGTGTCTGTTTTCTAAAGGCTTCTTTTTGTTGCTTTCTTCTGGCTTCCAGGGCTTGCAACTGCTTATCAGCTTCGGTTACTATTTGCCTGTTCATGGCTTCCCTAGCTGCGCTGAAATTCCCTGCCATTGCAAGTTGTACCGCTTCCTTTACTTTGGTAGCAAATGCCACCAGTCGTTGTCCTACATTTTTGATACGCAACCACATTTTTTCAATACCGTATTTGATGGAATCCACAAAAAAGAAAAAGTTGGCTTTGGTTTGTTGCCATACTGCGGAGGCTATTTTCTTAAAAGCTTCCCAGGACTTGCCCCATCCTTCGGTTTTCTTTACCACATATATAATAGCACCTATAAGCGCACCTATAGCCATCACAACCAGTCCAATAGGATTTGCAGTTAAGGCAGCATTTAAAAGCCATTGTACGCCTGTCCATAATTTAGTCAGTCCAATAGTGGTTAAGGTAAGCCCGTTGGTAATAACCAGCTTTACAATATGGGCAGCAAACATCCCGCCTAGTACATACATTACCCGCTGGAACCGTTCCGCCCCAGCACTTCCTGATTGTATCCATTTGGTAAAGCTATTATAAGCATTATAAGAACCTACAATCATACGATTAATAAAATCCAGTCCTCGTGCTACCAATGGTAGGATCAACTCTCCCAGTTTGGACATGGCGGTATTAAATCGGTTTTTAACAATCTCAGCTAATACCGTTACATCGCCCTGCGCATTTTTAAGAGCTGCATCGATACTGTATTGTGAAGCGTCAAAGGCTTGTAAGGTGCTATGAAAATCATCCGCCCCAGTCTTTAGTTTCACAAAAAGGTTTCTCAGTCCTTCGGGTCCACCGATTTTATTGATCAGCTTATCAATCTGTTTTGGGGTCATTTTCTTAAACTTGGCGGTTACTTCTCCCAGTACCGTGCCTAAATCCCGCATTTGTCCGTTACCATCATACAGGCTGATTCCTATTTTTTTAAGCCCTTTAACGGTTCCGGCTTGGGTGAGTCCCTGAAAGGCGGATTTAGTCATGGTGGCTGCGGTGGCACTGTCTTTGGCAATGGAGGTAAAGGCTGCAAATATCTTGTTAGCGGTATCAACACTTTGCCCTGCTCCGGCTGCTGCTCCTGCGTATTCAGTTTGTACTCTGGCAAGCTCATCAAAGGTAGTAATCCCTACTTGTACCGTTTTAGCATTGGATTCTAACATATGATCGATATCCCCAACGCCCAGTCCAAAGGCTTTCATTGCCTTGGTAGTGGCGTTCATACTATCGCCCAGCCCTGCACCCGTGGCAATAGAAAAGCGTCCTACTTTTTTAAAGATGGATACGGCATCCTGTCCGTAGACTCCGGTAGCGGATTGCAGATCGTAAAAGGCGCGGGTAGAATCCTGTAAATTTGTACCTACCTCAAAGGCTGCATCCCGTATCTGTTCTTTGTAATTACCCAGCTGCTTGGAGGACTTATCCAGGTTCAGTTGTTTGATTTGTAAAAACTCATGATTGAATTTACGAGCTTCCACAAATCCCTTAGCCATCACCCCAGTCAGGGCGATGGCTCCTGCAATGATCAGCGCATAGGGGTTGCCCAGCAAATCCATAGCCCGACCAAATAATGGTATTTCGTTGCGCATCGCTGCAAAGGTTTTTACCGTGTTTAGTCGTAATTTGTTTAAATGCCCGCGCATCTTCTCTGTACCTTTTTTGATGCGCTGCTGAGTCTTCATAAGACGTTTGTTAAACAGCTTGTTTTTAAGCTCCATTAACAACTCAATTTTTGATTTTACCGCCATTATCGTTGTCTTTTTTGAATGAGTAATCCGTTTCTAACCGTACTTTCTTTACTGGTCATTCCTTCCCAGTTTGTGATCTCCATATTGTTATTTCCCAGTCGGGTGTCTACTACCATCATGCGATCGTTATAAAATTTCACATAGCGCGTTTGAAAGCTTCCCTTTTTAGGGTTGTGGGAATGCAAATACACTTCATCGGGGTTTTTGAGTACTTTTTCAATATGCGGAAACAGCCGTGCCTTAGTGGTGGAATCGGTTTGCTTACTAAAGGTGTTTTTCTTCAGGATGAGCTGGCGTTTTAAGTGGTCTTTGAATCCCATAAAGTCCCCACCTTGAGAGCCGTCTACCTGGAATAATTCCGCAACATTGTTTTTACTAATAGTACTATCGATTGGCAAGGCGTCTAAATCGGCTTTAAAATCTTTCCAGTCCTTTAGCCCGTAATTGTCTTTATAGTCCATTTTTTTCAGGTTGCCGTTCAGTCCTTTTATATCGTGGTAGTACTGCTCCTTGGTAAATACCTGCTTGGTATCCCCGCGGTTCACATCAAACTGAGAGTCCTTAAAACTATCACCGAGTAATTTTTTGGCGGTGCTTCCTTTACTGATCACGGTATTGGACCCGCCCAAATATTGTTGGAATTCACAACGGCAGTTATACCCATTAGGCGGGAAGAGATCCATTGCTTCGGAATCGTTTAGATCGAACACTCTACCTTCTAGTAATTGGTGTTCGCTACGCACCTTGTTGTCTCCTGCGGTACTATATTGTACGAGACTAGTAACGGTGTCTTTTTCGTCCATAAAGCGTACATAATTCGCTGCGTTTTGCCCCACGGATATCGATAGGTTGTATTCTGTTTCCAGCCAGGTACGGTTAAAATCGGTGGTAATCTTTTCGGCTTCTTTGAAAAAGTCTGATTTGGAACGAATTTGCAAGGCGTCTTTATCAATGAGTAATTGCGATACGGACGCCAGGCGCGCTTCTGTTTTGGAGGTGGCAAATTCAAACAGGTTGTGTTCCATTAGTTGCAGTGCCAAATGATCCGGTGCGTTATAGGCGATCTCCAGGCGACGTTCGCCCCATCCTTCAAAGAGCCCTTTAACCAGTTCCCGCGCTTCCAGGGCAATTAATTGCGCACGGGCGGGTAAGGTATTATCCTCTTCCCAAACAGCGGTGAGTAATTGACGGGTTAGGTTTTTGATGGCTTTTTCAAAAGAACCGCTGCGAGCATGAGGAAGCACTGGGCAACATTTGTCTACCGGGTAATTCGGCAATAGTACCCCGGATACCTTAGTCCTTGTCAATGCTTGGGTTATGGGAAGGGTTGGTGCCGGGCTTTTTTTTTTGCCCGTAATAGGAATACTAAAGGTCTTAGAAATCCACTCCGGGTCTACCTCATACTCCTGCATGACCCCTTGGGTAATGGTCCAATATTCGGTAAGCTCCAGGGCGTGTCCCTGGTCAAATTCGAATTTATCATTTTTACCAATTTCAGTATAGCCCTGATTTCGTAGAATAGGCAACAGGCAATCATTCACCAAAAATGTAAGGTGTCGCTTATCGGCTACGGCAATTTTCTTATCGATATTGCGCTCATGGACTTCACTTTGTGACTTGCTGCTCCCGTCATCGGTGAGCATGGTACCGCCTACAATGGGCTTACTAATTTCTTCATTATTACGCTTACAGAACTTATCAAAGGTCTGATAGGCATCGGTGCGGTTGGCTTCTTTGTATTCGACCTTAGAGCCTTCAGGAAACACTCCACGGGATGCCATGGCAAGCTTACGCAACATATAATCTATTTTACTAATAGTCTCCTGATCGTACTTATTGGTAGTAGCGGTAACCATCGGAAGTCCAAACTTTTCGCAGAACTCCGCCCAGGCTTGTAATACATTACGTTTCCAAATAAGGTTAGGTACTACATTGTTTAAAATACCCAGGTCCTTATCTTTTCCGATTTGAATGAGCCAGTTTTCAAAGTACGGATCATCATAGCGGATGCCTTCTTCTTTGGATAGGTCAGGAATCACCAGCTTTAAAACAGGTACGGTATTGCGTTGGGGGATGATCTCAAAAGAGATATGTTTCCCGCCAAAACTAGTAAACTGTAGTACCTTGGTTCCGCGCAGCTTTGCCCCGATAGCTTCTTTCAAAAACTCATAGAACCACTCCTGGCGTATAATCTCGGTAGCTTCATCGTTAATAGTGCCGTCTTCCCTTTTAATGTAGAACTCCGTGTTTAGGGTGGCATTCTCCCGCAGTTGTATTTGCGCCTGTAGATGCCCGTCCGTCATCAGATCATTGATCAGATCATGGTATATATATAGCCGTGGTTTTTCGGGGTTCTCTGCGATCTTTATAGCTTGTCGCCACTTTTGTATATCCTTTCGGGAGCGATCCACAAAAGACTTGGTAATCTTGTTGACGATATTCATCACATCGTCAATATCTCGTTTGGTCATTTTACCAGAGGACACCCTCATATAAGGGCTTTGTTTTTTTTGCCCTGAGCCGAACGATTTTATATAGTTGTATATGTTCATACGTTAAAACTTTTTTATGCGCTTAGAATTGAATTTAAACAGGACTTAAACACTCCTTACCATCGGTTGTCTTCGTTATCATATTCGGAATTGATGACAAACCCTATTTGTTCCGTTCCTGAGATGTCCGTAATTCTGGGTAAATCGGCGGTCTTTTTTCCAATGGTCACCTCTTTTAGCCAGTTTAAAACATCCTGATAACGATCCGAACGAAGCTTGGGGATACGCTCAGGAGCCAGCGAGGTATATAAATGGTATAAGGTACAATCCAAAGTGATCATCACGACATAGGCGTTTCTGGGGTCGGGCTGGTCCATATCTTCCCATAGCTGGAAAATCAAATCTGTATCATAATGCCCAAACAAATTGTTTTTGATTTGTGCAATTGCCATGTTTTCCGCGGTGAATAGTTTGGTTTCGGTATAGTCCTCTAATAAAAGGTCTTTGATTTCATTTCGCACAATGGCGGTATAATCCTGGTCTAATAAAAATCGCATATTAAAATCGGTTAGGGTTCATTCGTATATCTTCCATCCGCTCGGTAATCTCTGGCGGGAAATGATCAATAAAGGTGTCTTTGTTTAGTTTAGAGATCGCTCCGTGTTGGGCATCGGGGGCATCATCAGGCGTACCGCTTCCTTTTTCAAAGGCTAGCAGGTGTTCTAAATACAAGGCGGTGTCCGGGTCTTCTTTGAGGGCAGCATCTATAAAAATCCATTGACGGACATAATAACCCAGCATGGATTCGATACGGTCTGCCTTATCTGCTTTGGGTCGTTTGTCAGCGATCACCGGAATATGATACCCCCGTTTGTCTCCTTCTACATCAAAATCATTCACAAATTCATCCATAGCAAACAAGCCTTCGATATAATAGCGAATATTGTATTTTTCCAGCTTCCAGTCCTCATAGAGATCATAGAGCCACTCGGCAACCTGTGCACGGGAACATTGGCGATTGAATACCTTTAATATATGATATTCCCGTCCTTTCTTCCCGATTAAAAACATGGCTTTATGATCTCCCTGGTTCTTATAGGACAAATCCCCATACACTACCAAGCCGTCATATTGTCGTAGTTGCAAGCGTTTTTTATAGAGAATCATTTCATTTTTAAAAATGACACCTTCTACAATATGCTTATGCATATACTCCCGCATAAAGGATCGAAAGGGAGTATTTCGAAACTTTTTACGCCAGTAGTCCGCGGACGTTTTTTCTTTCCAGTTAGGCTCGAAATTAATTAAGTCCTTTACCGCAGGGACACTTACAATATGATGTATCACTTCATCCCCGCAATCCTTTGCCTTTTTGATGTATTGTTTATACTGGGTTTTTAGTTGGTTTATAATGGTGTTTTTGTGGAAATTGTTGTTAGCCACCACAAAACGTTTTCGTGCTGCTCCTTCATCAAAACACCCCATTAAATCCTCCTGCACCCACTCTAAGGCTTCTCTACTCAACGCATCGTTCTTACATCGTTTTTTGGTATCGGCATCATCCACCAAGATATAGTCCGGGCGTTTGTCTTCCTCACTTTCTCCCCTGGGGGATTGCCCGATACTCATAGCAGTAAATTTCACCCCGTCTGTAGTGGTAAAATCTCCATTCATCCAGTCACCAAATTTAAAGCGTGACCCGTAGTCATTTCGAAGGCGTTGGTTGTACTGTAACTGCGCTTGTATTTTACCCAGTAGTTTTTTTGCTTTTCGGTCGGTTTGCCCGATTAAAAGCATATAAAACATATCCTTTGTAAAATACAGGTACAAAGGAATACCCATTCCTAAGTGGACAGATTTTGCACCAGAACGGTAGATTTCACCTAATAAATTGATCTCTTTATGTTGAATGATCAGCCGTGCCATTTTTTTATGGAACCAGGCGCAGGGACTTTTGGCAAAATTCGGAAAATAATATTCGAACCATTTTACGTAATCTTTTTGCAAAGCTTTGATACGTGCGTGCTTTTGCTTGGGCGTCTCATTGATATCAATAGTGGTCGCCTGGCGTATTCTTTTGGAATGCGCTTCGTACTGGTTGAGTAATTTTTCTTTTTGAGCGTCTGTCATTATTCTAAACCTGCTTTATAGATCAAAAATTTTTTATGCCAGTCCAGAAATAAAATAGCGGTTTCGGGTTCCTGGGCAGCCATCCAGTTATCAAATTCTTTAAAAACACTCATCACGACCTGGGCAGATACCTTCCCGCTGATTCCTTCTAGGACCTTACCAATTTTGGAAAGTGCATCGGCATCAATATTCGCCTTATTACCCTCGGCAATGTGTTGTAGTTCTTTGGTAAGAATCTCTTTTATTTTGTGGGGCGCACTTAAGAGTTCCGCCCGTCTGGTATCCCAGTCTTTTTCTCCGGTGCGTCCTTTTCTCCATCGCCCGATGGTCTGTTCGGGTTTATCGAGTTCCTGGGCAATTGCCTTGGCAGTCATCCCTTCGTTGATAAACATACGTTCCGCCAGTCCTCGAAGCTTTTCATTGTTCATTTTTGCCATAGTATCCGTGGTGTTTGCGAATGTAAAATTCGCAAACCCTACCCCAGAAATCCCAATCCCTTTGCAAGGCATTCAGAGAGTATTGCAAGGCATTCTAAAGAATTTGATTTGGTTGTTTTCTTGGTTGATTTTTGACCCATCAAACAGGCACACATGGTACTAACGATAGAAAACAACAACATTTATTTATACGGGTATATCTGGGATGGTGACGGGGCGTATTTTTTGGAGCAATTTGCCTTACTCGATGGAAGCTACCCGATACTAGATGTGCATTTACACTGCTATGGCGGGGCGGTATTTGACGGGAATATGATCTACAATACCCTGATCAATGCCACCTCACAAGTCGATACCAATGTGATTGGTGTCGGTGCTTCGATGGGTGCAGTATTAGCACAGGCAGGAACGGTACGCCGTCAGGTGTCTAATGGCTTTCAGATGATTCATGCAGCTTCGGGCTATACCTACGGAACCTATCAGGACCATCTGAGTAATGCCAACCTATTAAAGGAAGTAGGAAAGAATTTTACGCGTATGCTGGTCAGTAAAACAGGAAAAACAGCCAGCGAGGTAAGTAAATGGTTAGTTGGGGACAACTGGTTTAGTGCAGAACAAGCCCTGGAAGCGGGGCTGATTGATGAGATCATTGACCCGCAAGCTACCCTAGATATTGAAATCGATGACCCAAAAGCAGTGGGAAGTCATGAGATATACAACCGTTTTGCTGCGAGTATGAAAATTACCGATACCAACCCTAAAGGAATCCCGGTAAAAACACCTCGCGCAGCCGCGCCACAACCCACTCAAAAAAGCATACAAAAATCCAAACCTATATATACTATGGAACAGAGTTCAATTACACTTTTAGGGTTACAAAATGTGACCCCGGAATCTTCAGAAACAATGGTGGTACAAGCAATTCAGGCAAGGTTTACCGCTTTAGAGAATAAATACAATACTGAAAAAGCAGCAAAAGAGAATGTAGAAGCTGCGCTTAATGCTATCAAGGAAGGTAAGATAAAAGCCTTATTGGATGCTGCGCAAGGTGCTGGAAAATTTACGGCAAAACAACGCGATAGCTATGAAGCGATCGGGAAAGATTCTGGATTAGAAACCTTAGAAACGGTGCTAGAGGGCTTACAGGGGCGTACTTCTTTAGCAGCTACGATCGTACCAGGAACGACAAGCACCCCAACAGCAAACGCTTCACGAAGTGGATGGAACTGGGATAAATACCAGAGTGAGGACCCAAGAGCCTTGGAAGCCAAGAAAACAAATGACCTGGATACTTTCAAAGCCTTGTTTAAAGCAAAGTTTGGAGTAGACTACACCGAATAATAACACGAACCTATTTAAATACTATACTACTTATGGCAGGATTAAACCAAGAGATATGGACCGATGTACTCGTACAGCAGTTTAGAACAGTGGAAATGGCGGGG